AAAACCTTATTTAAAAAGTTTGAATTGCGATCCACTTGGACAAAGTGCTTTGCCAAGTGATAAACAAATATATGATGTAACTGAAGAAGATATAAGGAAAAGAAGAAATAAAGTCTTAAATATAATGATTAGTCAAGGACTTAAAGATGATCATATTTGGTATATTAAAGAAGCAAAATCGTGTTTGAATTGGTATCTTTGGCATAAAGCATTTCCGAATGCTAAATGGGTAATTGTAAGAAGAAAAGATAATGAAATAATTGATTCTTGTTTAAATACTTCTTTTATGAAAACTTTTCAAGATAGAAAAGGTTGGCAGAATTGGATTAGTATTCATAAAAGAAGATTTGGCGAAATGATTGATGGTTGGTTGGATGTGAAAGAAATTTGGTCTGAAAATATAGTAAATGGCGATTTTTTAGAATTAGAACAAATGATAAATTGGCTAGAACTTGAATATAAAGAAAAAGAAATTAGAAAATTTGTTTCACCAGAACTTTGGCATTTTAAGAGATAAAATATGGCTTTAATGGATAAATATCTTCATCAAACTTGTACTTATTGGGTACCATCTACGTTAGGGGCTGATGGGTCGAAAAATTTTGCAACTCCTGTTGCAATAAAATGTAGATGGGAAGAAAGAACAGAAATTGTAAAAAAATCTTTAGGTGTTGAAGTTATTTCTCATGCAACTGTATATTTAAAACAAGATGTTGAAGAAGAAGGATATTTATATTTAGGAACTAGTACAACTGCTGATCCACAAACAGTTAATGGTGCAAAAGAAATTATTTCATTTAGTAAATTTGGAGATATCCAAGCTAAGAATTTTGTAAGAAAATGCTGGTTAATAAATAGATAATGGCTAGTGTAAAAGTTACAGGTATTAATGAAGTAATAAAAGCATTAAAAGGAATTCCGATTGATGTTAAGAACAATATTGAAAATGAACTTAATCAAACTGGACTAGCTATAGTAAATGAAGCAATTCCTAATACCCCTATAGATGTTGGGAATTTGAGGAATTCTAGTTATGTTGTAACTAGGAATAAAGTAGAACATGGATCAAATCCAGGATTTAGAGATAGGGAAGATGCTAAAGTTAAAATTGCTCAAAGATTGGGCAATGAACATCAACAGGCAGTTAGTGAAGCAAAAGGATATGCAGCAAGTATTAGTAGGTTTATAAGGGCAATAATTGGGTATTCTGCTTTTTATGCAAAGGAAGTCCATGAAATTAAAAAAGCATATACAGTTGGCGGAATTTATTATTTAAGAAATGCTTTTATGGGAAATGTTTCTAATTTAAGAGATAAAATGATAAATGCAATAAATAAAGAGATTTTTAAATATAAAAAATGAATGCTTCATCAAAAGATATAGCTGAATATTTGGAATCTTCTGCGGCTGGTACTGGATTTACATTATCGACTGATTTGTTTTATTCCAATATACCAGACAAGCCCAATCAATGTGTATGTATATACGATACTGGTGGATTCGATCAAGACCCAATATCGGAAGTTTATGAAAAACCAACAATACAGGCAATGTGTAGGGCTAATAGTTATGATGCTGCTTATACATTAGCTCAATCAGTTAAGGAAGCATTAGATTTATTAATAAACATGGAAATTAATTCTACAAGATATGTAGCTATTTGGCAAATGTCAGATATTCTTGATCTTGGGAAGGATAAGAACAACAGAGATTTGGTATCTATTAATTTTAGGATACATCGAACAACAACTTAACAGGAGGTAATATTATGCCAAGTAACGCATTTTCAGGTATTGGAGTACAATTTCAAAAAGGCGATGGGGCTAGTTCTGAAAATTTTACTGTTGTAGCGGAAGTAAATAGCATTAGTGGGCCACAATTAACTAGGGATATGATTGATGTGACTAGTCTTGATTCCACTGGGGGGTATCGTGAATTTATTGGTGGTTTTAGAGATGGCGGTTCAGTAAGTTTAAATATGAATTTTGCTCTTAGCACTTTTGATGATTTTAAAACAAGTATTGATGGTTCCGCTTCTGATAATTTTCAAATTGTTTTCCCTTCGACTGCACCAAGTGCATCAGCTAGTGCATCTTTATCACCAAGTGCTTCAAGATCACCTAGCGCCAGCGCTAGCGCATCACTCAGTCCTTCTGCGTCACTCAGCCCAAGCGCCAGTGCCAGCGTGTCACTAAGCCCAAGTGCTTCTTTGTCTCCCAGCGCAAGCCCATCCCCTAGTGCCTCTCCGTCGGCCTCTGT